TAAGGATTGATTAAGTTGTTAACTCTTTTAACAACATCCAATTCTACAAATTTATCTAAGTTTTTAGAAACTTCTAATAAAATAGGGTAGAAATTTTTATTAACGATTGGAACGATTGGAGAAGAGAATAAAGACTCTAATGTTGTTTCTTCGTTCATTTCGTCATCGTTGATAAATAGACCAGATTTTTTACCAACTGCAAGACCGATTGTTAAGTATTCAGAAATTCTGAAGTTAACTCTGTCTTCTGTAACTTGAGCATATTTCATTGCTGTTTCTAACATTCTTAAAGATTTTAAAGATTCTTCATCTTTAACGTGATTTTCTAATAATGTTTTTTCAATTGTATTTTCAGATAATAAGAACCATGAATCTTTAACTAAAGCAACGTGACCATCTTCTACTTGTTCAACAATAGTGAATGTAGATTCTGCTTTACCACCACTTAAAAGATTTGTTTTCTTTTCAGGTGATTTTGTTAAATTATGAACGAATAACTTAACTTCTGGAACCCAATCATAAACTGCTAACTCATTAAGAATTTTAGACATTCTATCTTGGTCAGTTTCCAAATTAATTGTTTGAAGAACAACGTTTAATGGCTGTCTGTAAAGTTCACCTTGATTCTTAGAATTAAGAACATTATATAAATTTTTTAATTCATATAATAACTCATAATTTTTCATATCATCATTAAGATTCTCTAATAGAGACTTAACGCTTTTATCATAAGTGTATGGTTTAAGTCTTTCGTTAAGAGAAACTATTATTTGCTTTTCAGATAACTCATTACAAGCATTCATATGTCCCTCAACTATCACAGAAACTTCCTCCTGGTCAAGAGTAAGGTCCTTTTTGAAGTTAAATAACTCAAGTTTAAGATTCTTCATATTTTAAAATATTTTTTTTTATATACTCTATATATTATAGATAAAAAGTCATTTTTTACCATTTTTTAAAATAGTTATATTAATGATCTGGCGGACCATCCGGACCTTTACCATTTGGGTTAATTATATTACCTGAAGCCTTTTCTCTGGCTTTAAGAATGTTATTAAACCACCTTGTTCTCTTAGGTGATATTATTAAATAATCAGAATTGGCAAATTGACCATACGGACCATTTGGTGATGCTGTTTGAGTATTATAGAAACTACCAGTTTGTCCGTAAGGTGTTGCTTGACCTGGTTGATTAAAAAAGTCAGAATAACCACCAGAAAAAGCAAAGCCATTAGAATCTGCCATACCAGAACCATATGACTGTGGATAACCTTTACCATTAATTCTATCACTTCTAAATGCAGGATAGTAAGTTTCAACTGTAAAAGAAACTTTCATCTTTATATTATTATCAGATGTTAGATTCTTTTCTCTAGCCATTTCAATTTGATTTGAATCCGGCATCAAAATAACCGCATCAATATTCATAAAATTATACTCAAAGTACATAAATTTATATAACCAAAGAGTATCCATAATAGCCTGAGAACATTTGAATGTGTCTATTTCAGAACTTAATAGTATTTCTAAATCATAATTTACTGTAATAGGAACTGCTCTAACCTTAGCAATTACTTTTCTAATCTCAACTTCATTCTCAACAACCATTCTTAACCAAACATTAGGGTTAGCAAATTCATCAGACTTAATATTGAAACCAGTCATAGTTAAATGACCTCTTGGAATCATATCAGTATTTAGTTCAACAAATCTATTTTCAGAAACTATATCATCAGTAAATGAATCTAAAAGAAATCTTTCATCACCAGTTAATGAGTAATAAAAAGGCACTTGAACAAAGACATCACCAGATGAAAATCTGTTGATCCATTTAACTTGACCTTCTAGAGTATCTAGAACACAAACTGTTAAATCTCTAAAAAATACGTCTTCAAAATTAAATCTTTCACCAATCATAGTTGTATATATTAAATATAAACTTTCTCTTCATGAATTTATATACCTAATACTAATTGAATACTATGTCTGTTAAATCATTACTTTTATGGGAAAAATGGCGTCCAAAAAATATGGAGGATGTTATTCTTTTACCTAGAATCAGAAAACACTTTGAGTTTGGTATAAATCAAAACTTTATATTCTACGGTCACTTTGGTACCGGGAAAACTAGCTTGGCTAGAATCCTTATTGGTAAATACACAAAAGATAAACCTTACTTAGAATTGAACTCTTCTTTATACACATCTATTGATGTTCTAAGAAGTGAGATTGAAGATTTCTGTAAGTTTACACCAATGATGGAGACCGATTCTGATATTAAATATATTTTCTTAGATGAGTTTGAAAGAGTATCAGCTCAATTCCAAGATGCCTTCAAAGCATTTATTGAAAAGTATAATAAGAATGTTAGATTCATTATCACAACCAACCACTTAAATAAGATTTCGGATGGTATTAAGTCAAGAATTCCTCAAATAAACTTTGATTGTCAAAGTCTTGAAGAAGAAAAATATCTTAAACAGGAAGTTTATAAAAGAATTAATAATGTAATTCTACCAAAAGAAGGTAAAGAGATTCCTAAAGAAGACTTAGCTTCTATTATCACTAAAAAGTTTCCTGACTTTAGGTCTATAATGGTTGAAGTTCAAAACTATTTAGAAACTGGTAGTTTAGGAGAGAATACATCTAATGTATCTAACAAGGTAAAATTAGATTTATACTCTTGTATTTATGATAAGTTATTAGATTATGAAAAAATCTATCATTTCTTAATGACTAACTTTGGTGCCGAAAAGATTGATGTAATGATTAGACTACTAGGAAAACCATTTATTGATTGGTCTATATCAGAAAGTAAGAATATAGATAAATTATTTGAGTGTAACTTCATTATATCTGATTATTCTTCTAAGTTAGAAACCAATACAGACCCTATTGTTCTAGGTCTAACAATAATTGGCAAGTTCAGAGATATTTTACTATAACAAAAGAGCCATAATATATTAATATATATGTTATGGCTTTTGACTTTACAGATTTTTATATTGAGTACCCTGGTCACCCAAGATTCAATGATACACAAATCATTGAAGATGACCTTGTTAGAGTTGTTCTACAAAAATGGGAAATGATGATATTCACCAATAGAGGTGAGTTATTTTGTGAGCCTGATTTTGGAGGAGACTTACCAAAATACTTACACGAAACAAGGCTTTCTGCTGAAACAATATCCGCTGAATTAAGACAACAAGTTAATAAATATATTCCAGAACTAGATTCTATAACATATGATTTAGAAGTTAACTTTTATGAAGATCCGGAAAGATACCAAGAATATATGGAAATATTATTTCAAATAGCCGATTATAATGTATATGCTGTTATAACTTAAAGAGTTTGTTTGAACTGCTCAAAAGTCATTATAGATTCGTTTTCAACAAACTTTGGAAGTGATTTCATCTTAACACCATCTGTCCAGTCTTTATTAAAAACCCACTTCATATTTTTGGGAGCTTTTTTCTTACCACTATATTTATGCCTCATTGCATAAATGTATTTTAATTGTTGTTGACTTTTAGCTGGCATAAAATAATTAAAGTTTAAGTATATATTAATTTTATATATAGATGTATGAGGTATTTAAAAACATTTGAATCTTATATTGACAGTGATTTAATTTCTCAAGTAGAGTTTTATAAAGTTCCTACTGGTGAAAAAACAATATTCAAACCATCATTTGGTGCCAAAAAAGGTGAAACTGATTTCTATCAATTAAGATTAGAAGGTAAACCTGTAGTAGAAATAGAAGTTAATCCTAATTCAAGTTATGGTAAACCTGAAATAATGTCAGCGTTCTCTGATATAAGAGGTAGAGGTTTGGGTGAATATCTTGCTAAGAAAGTTTTAGATATTTATCTTATTGATGAGGTTTTTGTAAGATGTACAAAAGATAGTAAGAAATTCTGGCAAAGATGTGGTGCCACAGTTGTTGATTCAAAAGATCCGTACTTACTACATTTTATTAAATAGGACAACTATTAGCAGTATAGATATACTTATAATCTCTTTTAATTTTAACACCTAAACTTTCAGCTGTTGTTACAATATCTTCAAGACATTCAGAATCAGCACCACCAACAATAGTAACTTCTTTATTTTTTAGTGAGGTTAACAAATCATATAATTTCTTAGGACAGTGATACCACTGATGATTATTCCCTATATAAACAATATATGTTCCTTCTTTAGTTGGGAATATATCACCTTTCTTTAATAGTTTCTTATCTTCTTTATCGGATATTTCATTATAAACTTCTTTATCTAATATCTTCTTATAAAAATCAGCATCTACTTTATAGTTATATCTTTTTTCAATAAGATCTTTTTGATTAGGAAAATGATAAAGGTCTTTATGAATAGGAATCACAGGTGTTTCATCATATAAATAATCTTTATCTACATTCTTACCATCAGCATGATTGTCCCAAAGTTGGTAAACATTTTGAAAGTTATTACAATACTTCTTTAATTCATTAAGATACATCTCAGAAAAGAATTTTCTAAATGATTTTTGAACATCAACTATAATTAATGTTTCATTACTATGACTCTCAAATGTTTTTAAATATCTCATTATAAATATGTGTCATATGCTTTTTCAATTTTAGGATCTAAAACTGTGTAGTCTATATCAAATGTTTTAGGCATAATACTAACAACCGGTGGTTGATTATAAGGCTCTTTACCTATTTTATACCAACTTCTATTTTTTCTCATCCATAAGTAGAAAAGAACATAAGCATTTGACTTTTGTATATACTCATCAATATTTATAATTGAGTCCAGTCCATATTTTTTAATCTTCTCAACTGTTCTTCTTTCGCAGTCAATTTCACAATTCATAGATAGTCTTATCTCTTTATCAATTAAAGACATATCAACATCATCATCACCAGCCAACCATTTATCAATATTTTCCATACCACTAACATTCTCAGTCCAAGCTGGAACGTTCTCAACCCATTGATCCATATGACAAGATTCGTGTAGTAATATTATTAACCACTGAGAAACATCTTTACCTAAAGCACAGGCAAGTGTTCTTGTATCACCATCAAAATAACCATTACATATAAATCCACCTTCAGAAAACTGAACACCAGTATCTGGAGATAAATTTAATTTAACATCATGTTCTTTAGTATAAATTTTTAAATCTTCTATAAAAGATTTTATTTTTGTAATATCCTCTTGTGATAATTTACCATAATTAAACTCACCACCGTGTGGATTATCTGCTTCTTGGAAGTCTTCAAATAATTTTAAGTATTTCATAAAGTATATATTAAATAAAAAACCCATCAATTTCTTGATGGGTTTTAATTCTTTGAATATTTTATAAATTAAAGAGGTAATTCTTCTTCACCTTCTTTATTTTCTTCTTCACCTTGTACCGCTTCTTCCTCTTCTTCACCTTGTGCTGGAGCTTCTTGAGCTTGAGCAGGTGCTTGAGCTTGTCCTTGAGCAGGTTCTTCAAATTCACCTTGTGCTGGAGCTTCTTGAGCTTGAGCAGGCGCTTCTTCAGTTTGAGCTGGTTGAGCTTGTGCTTGAGGAGCTTCTTGAGTTTGAGCTTGAGGCTGTGCCTCTACTTGAACTTGAGGCTGAGCCTCAGGTTGTGTTTGAGTTTGTGATTGACCACCACCCATTAAAGCACCACCAGGGATTTTATCAACATCTAAGTTATCCATATTAATAAACTTTACAATTTCTTCAGCAATATCAACATCACCAAAGAACGTGCGTAGGTTTTTACCTGTAGTGTCTTTTACTTTTTTCACATAAGCATTGATTAAAGATTGAGGAATATCAATCATTGTCTTTACTTTGTAAATATCGTTTACTTGAAGAACTGATTCTTTAATGATTTCTTCTCTGTTCTTTTTAATACGATAGTTTTCATATGTTCTAATATGCTTCATTTGTATTTGAATATTTTTTATAGATTATATATTAAGTATTAAAACTCATTTTTTATCATTTAATGAATCATTAATAATCCTAACACTAATCCTATGATTGCAACGCCTCCACCAAGACCACCAACCACCATTTTGGTTTTCATTTTTCTCAATTGTAAATTCTTTTCATCAATAACTTGTTGTCTATTAGTAACTTGTTCTTCTAGAATAAGAATCTTTTTAAGGTAAGCAGCAACTTCACCTTGTAGAGCTTTAATCTGTAAATCTTTATTATTGATAGATTCTTTTAATTTAGCAATTTCCATTTTCTGTGAAGCAATTACTTGTTCTTTATCATTAATAACTCTAACACAAACTGAATCATACTGACCAATCTGTGTACTTTGCTTTTCTAAAAGAGCCAATAAGTCAGTACTATTATCAAGTGCCTGTGCTTGTTCAATAGTCATAACTAAAACTTGTTGACCATTTGAATCTGTTTCAAATTTTGGATAATCTATTTTGGCTTGTGAATATTGCGAATAAGCACTCAAACTCAATACTAAACCAACTATAAGTGATAAAAACTTTTTCATATTAATGTTTTGTTTTATTTTTTAGAGATTCTAAAAGAGCGTCACCTGTTCTATTAGGAGGATGATTCTTAATTTCTTCAATCTTATGTTGAGTTTCTGCTAAATCACTTCTCAACTTATTTAAGTTAGCTTTAGACTTACTAGCCTCAGCTTCTGCCTTTTTAGTTTGTGCTTCCTGCTTAGCAATTTCGGCTTGTAATTTAATATCCAATTGTTTAAGACTATCAGATTTTGCTTTCCAAGTAGTAATTTCCAAATCAACTGCATTCTTTTGAGCTTCCAATTCTTTGAATTGTTGCTCTAATTGTTTAACTCTTTCTTTTGATGCTTTATCACCTGAGAAAAACCACTTAAAGCCAAACAAAAGTGTTAATCCAAGTAAAATTAATATCAAAATTGACTTCATGTCTAATTTCATAAAAACGGTTTATTTTTGGAATTATATATTATTTTCTATTTGGACCCTTTTAATTTTGATAATTTTTATATATATTTGTAAATATTTAAAAATAGACAAAGACCATGGCATATAAAAGATTAATATCTTTTGATTTTGATGATACACTTTTTCACACACCAAAACCAGAAGAAGGCGAGAAGATTTGGAAAGAAAAAACAGGAACAGACTGGCCATACAGTGGTTGGTGGGGTCGTCCGGAAAGCATTGACCCTGAAATTTTTCATATTCCTTTAAACCAATGGGTTTATAAAAAATATTTAGAAGCAGTATCAGACCCAGATAACTATGTTATCTTAGCAACAGGACGTCTTAAAAAGAAAGAAGGTATGTCTGAACACATTCAAACAATCTTAAATCAACACAACTTATCATTTGATGAAATTCACTTAAACTGGGGCGGTGATACATACAACTTCAAAACCAAATTATTTGAAGAAAAAATTGAAGAACTTGGTGTTCATGAATTTGTTATGTACGATGATAGACACGAACACTTAGTTAGATTTGAAGAATGGGCAGCAGAACACCACATTGATGTTAAAGTTGTTGATGTAGTGAATAAGAAAGAAACTATTTTCTCAAATAATATATAATACTCATAAAATTAAAAATAATTAATGGCAACAATTACTAAAAAGAAAACGTCTTCTAAAGTAGAGGAAATTTTATCAAAACCATATAAATTGGTTCTACACAATGACGACCATAACACATTTGATTGGGTTATTACTTGTTTAATGAAGATTTGTAAACACGATCAAGAACAAGCCACACAATGTGCTCATATTGTTCACTATAATGGTAAATGTGATGTTAAATATGGTGACATAGAAACTATTGCAACATTAAAAGACAAAATGAGAAGCGCTGGATTGAGTGCTACTATGGAAGCTAACAACTAATTTATAAAAGACACAGAAATGTGTCTTTTTTATTTACCAAACCAGTTAGTACCATTTCCACCAAATCCGTTACTATTAGCTTTAAATCTATTCATTTGTTGTTTTCGTATCTTTAAAACCTGACCATAGTCAACACCTTCAACATAGTCTATATTTTTTAAAGACTCACTAACATAAGACATAAATTCTTTATCAACAAATTTACTTGACCACTCTTCAACCATTTCAGTAAAATCATGTCTACCAAATACTGTTGTAGCATTGACAATTGTCATTACAGTATCATCATGTCCAACATCAGCAGCGTATCTTGTGTTACCAGCTGATGTAGTATGTTTAACAAATGTTGTGATTTCTCTAATATTATCTTCGTTAGTAATTACAAATCCTTTACTTTGCATTAACTCTTGATAGTCTTTAACCATCATATTCTTATTCTCACCAACTTTTAATCCTACTTTCTCTTCAGTAGCATCAGCTCTATGTTTATATCTAACAAAAACAGATGAACCATAATTATTATTACCATCAAAAACATGAGGCAACTCAGCAAATAAAGTATTACCATAGTTATTTAACTCAACAACTACTTTACAGTTATCAGGATTTAGGTATTCAAATACTATCATATAAAGTAACTCTGCCAACTGCTTAACAGATATGTAGTTATTTCTATAAATACCAATTTGTTCTAACCTAAAAAAGTCAACAACCGATTTATAGTTGTTTTTTTGTATTTCTATTAGATCTCTTGGTTTCTCAGAAACTCTAAATATATTTATAATAGAATAATCTTGACCAAGACCTTCAGAAATATCAACAGATATAACCATTTTATAATCTTTTCTCATAAGAGGTAAAAAACTATCATCATCTTCAACCCATTTTAAATCAGTATAACTAAATTTTAATCTTCTATCAAATTCAGCAATAGGCTCATGAACATAATGTTTTTTATTCCTTAACAAATCATCAATAATCGCCTCATTTAATAATGACTTAGAAGCATTGATAAACCTTAAACCATACTCTTGATTGAAAGCATCTTCACCCCCAATATCTTTAATAGCTTCTTCTTTCCAAGTTGTAACCTCAGCAATAGCCATAATAGGAACATCATAACCATTTTTATCAACAAATGTTAATTTTTTAACATCTTCGTCTGTACACTTATCATCATTGAAAATATTAATAACATCTTTAAGTAAGTCCATATTATATTCCATAAAGACTTTTGTTTGACTACCCCACTTTTGATTAACTAAATCAAATATCTCTTCTTTAGTTACACCATGTTCATACATCTTATGAGGATTAAGTCTTATATAAGTAACAAAACGACCCGGTACTTGATACCAGTAAACTCTCATTGGTTTATAGTTATTCTTCATTGGGTCACCCTCAGGTCTCTCAGCATCAGTTAATAATCTATGGAATAAGTTCATACCATTTGGAGTAGAGGTGATAATAATTTTTGAGTTTTGAACAGCAGCAGTCGTTGGAAAAGCGGCGGTGTAGTAAGGCTCAATGATATTTGAAGGAATATGAGCAAACTCATCTAAGTAAAGTACGTCAATGGTAAAACCAATGGCTGGAGTCTTTGTTCTAGCTGACGTTTTAATTCTACATCCGTTCTCAAATGTTAAAGACTTTTGATTCCAAGTTTTAATACCTGGCTTTAAAAAGAAAGGTAATAATGAATAGATTGATTTAATCTTATCAACAATCTCAACAGCCGTATCACCTTTGTTGGCTACGATCATTATATTCTTATCATTATCAAATAATATTTTATGTAACATAAAAATAGAAGATGAGATTGTTTTACCAACCTGACGAGATGCCATTAAAATACTAAATCTATTATTAACAAAACTATCAAGCATCTCTTTTTGATAATCTCTTAACTTAATAGAACCAATAGAACCATCTTCTCGTTTTACTTTACAATATTTTTCTACAAAGTAATGAACATCTAAGGCGCATCTAACATACTCTTGTTGCTCATCGGCTGTCATCCTAAATGAAACACCAGCTCTTCTCAAACCCACTTCACTTTTTAACCAAGGGTTTTGATATCTCTTAACAACAATACCATCATTAATCTTATCAGTAGCCTCGTCTACTAATTTGGTTGTAAAAACCATTTGTCTTTCTTGTTGTGGAGCAAATGCCATATTTTAGGAAAAGATATTTTTTAATATATATTGTAAAAAACCGCCTTCTATGTCAAAAACAGAGAATGAAAGAAATAGAATCAAAGATGAATTCGATGAAATCCAGTCGGAAAGTGGCGAATTTGATATCAGTAAACACCTTGCTAGACCTGAGGATCTACCAGATTTGGGTGAAATAGAAATATATGATTATGACTCAGATATGACAGTTGCAAGTCAACAGTCTATGGAAGTATTAGAATCACTTATTGATTTATATTTAAGTGATGTACCTCAATTAAAAGAACATCCTTATATAAGAAATAAAATGAGAGAAGATGCTAAGGTTTATGCAGAAACAATCTTCTTATCAAAAATGACTAGAAAGAACTTCTTATCACAATTAAGACAAGTTGATAATGGTGATAACTCAGCAAGAATGCATGAAGTTGTCAATCAAACTATTGGTCAAATTAGAGAAAACTCTAAATTTTCATCAACACAAAGAACTGAACTTGAAAAATTCTATAAAGGATTAAGAAAAGATTTAGGTCTTAATGAAATTGAGAATCCAGAAGTTATTAAAGCTCAAAATATAGCTGCTGAAGAATCGGCAGGTGAGTCAATAGGCGGTGGTGAAATAATGGATAATAGAAAGCTTAATGATTTAATTAAGAATGCTATGATTAACAAAGAGAAAGATAAGTAATTATTTCAATTTAAAACTTTCAAATACCGTTATTAGATTACTAAATTGAATATCTACTTTTGTAGTTATAAATCTATTTACTTTATTACTACTAACATAGTTAACGTATAATGTGTGTTTTTTAGATTTCAATTCTTCTTTAACTATTTCTTTTATATCAGTATCTGTATTTGATGTAATAATAGTTAAAACTCTATTAGATTCTTTTGCTAACTTTATAGTATTTTCTTCGTCATCATAAAAGAAAAGCTCGTCATATTGTTCTAACTCTTCATCAGTAAATTTATCACCATCTGTTTTCAAACCAACAATATGTTGTAATAGTAATCTAACTTTTTTATGTGATATATCATCTGAGCTTCTATTATAAAAAGTCTCAGAAATATAATAAAACTTCTTAATAAATAAACCACTTTCTTTTAGTTTATCTTCTATTTTAGAAATCATTAACTCATAATTTGACTTATTATTCTTTGAACAAATAACATAGATATCATCATCAGTATTTTTAAGATGTAAAATATTTTCTAAATTAATAGTATATTCTAAATTTTCTATTAATTCTTTATTCATAAATTCTTGCATAGAAAAAGCAAGATTTGAAATATCAGCTCTATAATTCTTTGCTTTGATTTTTATTTTTTCAAACATTTCATTTGAAATCCAATAGATATGTCCACCAAAGTCAATAGAATTACCGTGACTTTTATAAATACCATTTTTTATCAAATTAAAATCTGATTCTGATATTTTCATAATGGGTAAATTTGGTTTAGTTTTATCAACTATCCAAACCTGACTGTTGGTATTCAATATTGTGTCTAAGTCAAAAAAATGTGCTTTCATTATAATTTATAATTTGTTACTTTATATTTCATTTGATGTGGCATACCATCAAATCTAGAACCCTCATATTCTCTAGTATTCCACTCTACACCACCACTTAACTCGGTAGCAAAACTTCTACATTTTGGACATTCTTTTGGTGCTACTTTCTGAACTTCACCTAGAACATTATCAATCTTAGATGGTCTAATATCGTTCTTTACTTCAATCATATCAGCCTCTGTATAGTAGAAATGTCCTTTACACCAAGGGTTACCACAAACTTTTTTCATTTGTTCCATAAAGTATATATTAAATAAAAAATCCCGTCATTTCTAACGGGATTTTTTATCTTTTATCTTTTTTAGTATTTTACCATATTTCTACTTATTGCAAAATTATAAAGTGTTGGTAAGTTTAGGTATTTCATAAATCCATCTCTTATATCTAATAATGTTTTTGATTTTTTAACTATATTAATTATTAAGAATCCAAACTCTTCTTGAAATTCTAGGTAACAATTACACCAAGGCTGGTTATAGTGGTCTAATGAGTTCCATTCTTTGTATCCACCAGATAGCCAGTATAAAGCTTTTTCAGGGGTTATATTTTCATAAATCATTTTTTTGTCTACTGTTGTATTCCAAATTGGATCATTCCAGTCAGATTTTCTCATTAATATTGATACTGCTTCCGCTAAATCTGATGTCATTTCTGGTCCAATCTCAAAGAAGTACTCATTTCCTTCTTTCGTCACTCTCAACTCCTTCTGATTCAAAATTTCATTAGCTTCTTGTTTTTTAAATTCCAAAGCAACTCTTTTTCTCTTCATAATAATTTGTGTTAATTTTTATATCTGTGTAAGATTAATACCGCTTAGCCATTTCCCTTTGAAATTGCCGCTTTCCCATATACCATTTTCAAAGTTTCCATAAAAGTTCCCGTTTTTAAATATACCGTAGTACCAGTTACCAGTATAGAAACTACCATTGTTCCATATAAGTGTGTTATTTTTTATTTCTAATTGAGCATTCTCAATTTCTGAGTCAATAAGCCAATAGAATTTCTCTTTAAGAAGAATATCGTGTATCTCATTTGCATTTGTGTATGTCTTGCCACGATAATTTAGTTCTGAATATCTCATAATAAAATATGAATTTGTATAACTTATATATTCTATTTTTTTATTATCAAATAGACAATCGTGGATTTTGTTAAAATTTTAAGGGTGAGTAAAAAAAAATATATTTAAAATAAAAAAACCGAGCAATATGCCCGGTTTTTTAAGAATATGTAAAAAAATGACTTTTTTTATTTACTAAGGCTGTTCAAAAATTCTAATTCTCTCTTAGTCAAAGAAGCCATACCAGTAGCAGAAATCTTATCAAGGATATCATCTACATCTAAGTCAACATTACCAATTAAGTCTTCAATAAAGATTTCACTAATCTCATTAGTTTTGACAACTTTTGTTTTTTTAGTTTGAGCTGGAGTTTTTGGAACTTCTACAGATTTGATATCTTTAACATCACTATACTCAACATTAAAAGGTTGAAAAGAATAAGGAGACTCACAAGCATCAGCACCGATAGCATATACTAAATGTGTAGTTTTATCAATGCTAGCATACCAAATATTTTTATATTTATCACTCAAGTCAATTAAGAAATCACCATCAATTTTAAGATAATCAGCAATAAATCTAACTCTTGTGTTAGAAAACTTTTTACCATTCTTATTTCTCAATTCTAAGTGAACTATTTTGTTGATATCAATATTCATAGCTTTCATTTTATAGTGGTTTATTTTGTTATACAAATATAAGGATAATTTAGAGAACTAACAAATTTTATTATTTTATTTGTTTTTTATTCTATCTTAACTCTTATCTTATACAAAGATAAGGATAATTATTCATTTTAACTATTTTTCAGTAAAAGTTTTTTAATATATAAGTTGAAAAAATTACATAAATTTATGAAGTATCTTAGTAATAGAGATGAATTCCTTAAAAGAAGTATAATCAAGATAGATGAATACAGAACAACAGAAGATAGCTCTTCAATAAATGAAGAAGCTGACTCAGGTCCATTTGCTAATGATATACCTTGGAATGACTCATTACTTGGTAGATTAATCAATTCTACTATTAGAAAGGCTAAAGTAGGTGCAAACTTAGTTAGAATTAAACAAGTTGCTAGAAGATTAAATGGTGCTTTTGAAGACTTATTAGCAAGATCTGCTGAAGGACAACTTACAAAAGAAGAACTAGCTCAAAAGAATAAGATAACTATTTACAAATTTTTAGAGGCTTTGCAAAAATCTGTTGAATCTGGTGAAAAAGTATATCTTATTAAGAATCTAACAGACTTGGCTATTAGAGACTTTAAACAGTTTATTGAAGTTACACCAGCTGATGAACTTGCTGTTGATAAAACCGATTTAGAAAAATTGGTTAAACAATTGGAAGATTTTAGAAAATTCTTAGATGGCTTCAATGATGATATAGGCGTTGACTATGATGAAGAAGAAGAGGTAAAGACTGAAGTAGATGATAGTCCAGGTGTAGATGACGAACCGGCTAAAGAGGAAGAAAATGCTGAAAAAATTCGTGAATTATTTTACACAACTACAATTACTTTATTGAAGTCTGTTGTTTCTTTATGTGATGTTATAAAAACTAAAAAAATAGATACAAGTGGTTCAACCACTAATCAACCCGAACCAACTGAACAAGAAAAAACAACAACTGTTGCTACAAAAGAACCGGCAAAAGCTGAAGAAGTAACAGCTGAAAGATTTTTTTATGAAAATGAATCTCTTCCAATATTTGAATCTAAAGTAGATCCTAAAGAAGTTAAATCTATTAATGCTTGGAAAAAAGTTAATAATGCTTATAGTAAGTCAGGTATTGGTAATATGGTTGTTAGAATTCAAGATCTTATTAAGAATTCTGAATCAGGACCAAACGTAGAATTATATAAGAAAACTATAAACAAAATAGGATATCAAGTAGTTAGTAACGAACAAACTATTGGTAAAAATTTGTTGAGTCTTGATGCACTTATTAAAGAAGAGCTAAACCCAGATTCAGAAAATGATATTCCAAAGGCTATATCATTATTTGGTAATGTTATTTTAGCATTCAAAGGTGATATGAATATTGCTACTAAATTAGTAGAAGCTAATCAACCTATTAAAGATTTTATTACTTCTTATGATAAGTTGAAAGAACTTTTACCAAAGTTAAAAGCTATTAAACCCGAAGAAAATAAGGCAACATCATCTGAAATTAAATCAGAAAATGATATTGAAATAGGTAAAAACTATAAATACACTAACAAAAAAGGTGAGATTAAAGATGTATTAGCAGTAGATAAAGATACTGTTGTTTATCCGGGTCCTGATAAAAAATACCTAACATCTGATGATAAAAAAGGTGATGCTTTATCAGGTAAAGAATTTATATCAGTGGCAACTGATAAATCAGCTGGATCATTTGCAGTTGATCCAACTAAACTTAAAAAAGAGTCTAGACTATTTAGATATTTTGACTTTATAAATGAAGCTGAAGAAGGTCAATCTGTTGAAGATGCACAAGGAGATGAAACAGCAACCACAAATAAAGGAGAAGAAGTTTCTGATCCTGCTAAGAAAAATACAGCTCAGGAGATAAAAGATTATTGGGAAAAAAACATAAATATTAAAAGTTATGTAATGTCAAGAACTGAAGTTGAAAGAACTCAAATAGCTCTTGAAAAAGCAAGTAAGAATAATATTGTTATTCAAGGTTTAGACCCTATTATTGAGATTGTTAAAGTATTTAACAGAGCTTATAAGTTACATACTACTCAAGTTATACCAACTGGAAGAAGCGGTGGTAAAGTTTCTAATAAAACATTTAGAGAATACACATCATTCGGTGGTGGTACTCCAGACAGCGCAGGCGCTCAAGGTGGTCCGTATAGAAATAATGCTATTTTTGACCAATGGGAAAATGCAGTTCAAGAAATTAAAAAACAAACTAGATTTCAAAAGATATTTAGACAAGAAACTACTCTTAAAACAGAGGAAGGTAATGTTATCAAAGATGCTGGTAGAAATCTTTTAAAATTCATGAATGATATGCTTGATGGTGATACTCTTTATAAAACAAAGGATGGTAAAGGAAAGCAGGCTGAGTTTATTGAAAAATACTTTGGAGCAAGTAATGCTGAGAAACTACCTCTTTATATAAGTGAAAAAGATAAAGAAGAAGTACCTAATACTGCAAATAGTATGCCTAAGGCTAAGAATCTTTCTTTCAAAAAAGAATCTTTTAAATTTGGAAATTATAGTGAATTAGTAGGAACATTCTTTTACATTCAAAGTGATGGTAAGAAATTCTTTTTCTACATACAAGAAGTAGATGGTGAATACGCTTATGTTACTTATTGTAGAAGTTGGTTCTTCTTTAAGAACTACATATCAAAATCGGCTATTTCACTAGAAAAAAGTATATCTGTTAAAGATGATGAGAAAGATGGTAGTAAACAGTATATCATCAAAGCAACTCGTATTAAATTGGTAGACCTTATTAAAAATGATGGTCAATTTGTATTAAACGGTGAGTATAAATCAAAATATCTTACAAAATATAGTGATGATAAAAATAATGCTGGTGTATCTTCGGCTTTATCAGCAGATGATAAAGATGATAAGTTTCTCATTGGATCTGAAAAAGGTACTTTATGTGAAGTTTCTAAAGATGAAAATGGCAAAGAAACTACTAATAGATTTGTATTATCAAATAAAAATATAGGTGAAGTTATAAGATCGGTTGGTGGTTTCCCTGTTGTAAAAGCAGATAACATCAACAAAACATATTTTACTAAGTAATGAAAAATCTTAAAACATATAAACTTTTTATAGAAGAGGTAGACTTTGATGTAAACTTAACAGATGAACCGGATATTAAAATGGAAAAAGATGAGTTAGCAGTAACTCAAAAACAATTATCTGAATACAAATCCAAAAAGACTCTAATAGACACCGCTTTTCTTAAAATTAAATCAGATGCTGACTTACAAAAAAAAGTAGACGAAATTATTGGCAAGGCTGATCTAAAAACTCCTAAAAATCCTTTTTTGGTTGAATATCTACATGTTGCTAATCTAAAAAGAAAAGTAGATAAGCTTCAAAATGATATAACCAATGATAAAATTAAAAAAGATGATTTCAGTGAGCAATTAAAATCATCAACTGATGAGACTACAAATCAGTCAGTTGGTGTTAAAATTACTGATATCACTAATAGAATATCAACAAATACGGCAAATATATCATCTTTAGTTAAAGATATAGCAAATGCACAAAAGTCATTAGATGATAAAATGAAAAGTATAGAAAAAAATATGATGGATAATATTAAAAAGTTGTCAGATCAAACATCAAAATAGAAAAAATATCATTTTTTACATTTTATATATACTCTATAACATAAAAAAAAATATTAAAAATATGGCAATTCAAATTGGAAAATACAAAAGACCAGGAATCTTCATAGAAGAATTTGACAATTCAATTATTACAACTCCTGTGGTTGAGGGTATTACTAATATGGTTATTGGTGTTTCTAAAAAAGGACCAGTAAACACACCTATTAGACTTACAACTCTTAACGACTTAGAGTCAATATTTGGTCAACTTGACAGAGGCTTGGAAAGAAAAGGTTCGTTTTTCCACAGAACTATCCAAAAAATGTTGGAATCAGCTCCAGTATTCGCTATCAACCTGTTAAGCACAGATGATACTCTTGATACTATTGAGTATAAATCATTATCGGCTTCTTCTGGCTATATGAATGATATAGAAAGAACTGGTGCTTATAGAAGATTCTTTGACACTACAGGTTTTTGGAAAAGAGATACTGAATCTTTCATTAACTTAACTAAAGGTAATACTGGTTATACTGAAAGAGCTTTCAATATCACTAACCTTTCTGATAAATACATCACTGTATTCATCGTTAAAAGTGCAAGAATTGGTTTTGATAGAACCTTAATTGAATGGTATGGTTCTCAAGAAAAACTTCCGCCATATGTTAATGCCAATGATTACGCATCTGACTATTTAGTTGATGTTGTAGTTGTAGGAGGTGATTGGACTGACTACCAAACTTTAGCTGTTGATAACAGATGGAGTAATTACTTTAACACATCTGGTCTTATCAAAGGACAGATTAGAAACTTTGCTAATGACAGAAATGTTACTTCATTAGCTTATTACGAAGGATTGTCTTTGATTCCATATTTTAGAGATGCCAATGGTACTAATATTTTTATTGAAACAACAATTAACAGAGATACAGATAGAACTGGTTTATTTTGCTCATTCAACTCAGATTTAGTTGAAACAGATTACTATAACGGTTTATTAGACTTAGTAGGCCAAACAACTGCTGGTGTTTTAGAATCAGAAATTGAATTTTTATCTTATAAAGAAACAATATCTGAATCAGTTGAGATAGTATCAACTCCTCTTGACTTACCAGGTAACGTTACTGCTTTATTAGGTGGTACTTGGTCAAACTCTGGTTACTTAAATCAAAACAATCACGCATTTGGTTCTCCAATGGAATCAGGTATTGTGCAATATGGTGATAACAGAACTGCTTGGTTTGCTGAAGGTTCTACTTATGATGTTACTTTAGATTCTATAGTTTCTACAACATCTGACATCACAGTTACTTATTTAGCACAAGATGGTTTTGCTATAATAGGTGGTTCTTATGCTACAGTTTCTGGTACTTTCTCACTTGCACTTAATGCTAGTGATTATACATCAACATACGGAACATTATCATATGTTTCAGCATTTGTATTAGATAGTACTGGTACAATTACTGCACATTCTAACACAACTGGATCATCAGAAACAGTAAACACAACAAACCCTTCAGTTGATCCAACTGATATAGTTTTAGGATATGTTAACTTCCAAATCTTTAATGGTGACATCGCTACTAGTTCAGTTACACTTACTGATGTAAACGTAGACGGTGGTGGATTTATTGACTATCAACACGGATCATCAGGTGATTATAACATTACATTAGAAAGTACAGGTTCTATTAAAGTAGAATTCTTAGATACTAATACTACACCTTCTGTGAAAAACTATGAACAATATAGAAAAATTAAATTATTCAATACACTTGTTAGTTTAATACACAGTGCTAATAAAGATAAAATGACTTTATGTCTTGGTCCTGCAAATAACTTTGATAAAGTTAGCTTAGCAGATATGACAATTACAAACATTGTTACTTCAACTACATCAAATAAATCATTTATCTTAAATACTGGTTTATCTAACGCTAAATTGGTTGATATATTACACGGTTACTTTGTAGTCTACACAGTAGATAACGAAACAATCTTAGGAGCAAATTCTATGACTACTAAATCAGAGGTTTATGATAGCTCAACTGGTGATGGTGTTGTAGGTAAATATTCTAAATTCTACACAAAATACTACGATGGTCTTGTAAATACTGGTGATTACTTCTATACTAATAGAGTACCACAATCAATGATTCTTGGTGGTGACACATACACAGTCATTTTTATAGATGGTGAATATGCCGCAGGTGCTACATCAGCTTATGCTGGTAAAAACTATGTTATCTTTGATGGTGTAGATGATCCAACATTTGATGTCTATGAGCAATTTATTGTTCCAAATTCTACATTAAATAAAGGTTCATTTACAATCTACTCAAACTTAAATCCTTCTACGTTAGCTAATAACTTAGGTTACTCTGGTTCATTTGCTTATGAAGTTACGGAAGAAGTAGCTTATGAAGAATTAATGGAAGTTTCAGAAATATATGATTATATAAATAGAAAATATATTAAAATGTACTTAGATAGCAGCAATGTTCTTTATACTACATTCTGGGATGATTTATCATTTACTGGAAACAGTGAATTAATAAACGGTGATATTTGGACAATTGCTAATAACACATTCTATATTCAATCAGAGAAGTCAAACTTCACACAAACTGTTGAAATTGAAGTTCCTAATGGATATGTTCAAATACCTAATAAGATTCTTGTTAAAGCAAATAGATACACTGAAGTAAAAGTTGGTGATTTCTTATTAGCTTACTATGATGCTAATGCTCTTCAAGTTGGCGAAGCACCAAGAAAACTTACAAGAATTTTAAGTAAGAAAGCTTATAGTGGTGATTCAACATTATCTGAAATTACTTGTGATTCTAAAATTTTAACTAGCTACACAGGATCAGCATTACAGACAACTAGATACACATCTATGGAAAATTATGCAACTACTTACAAAGGTATTGCTATGAAAGGATTCAGAGTTAGACAAGCTTCTTTACCTGATGGTACTGAAACAAGACAAAACTCAATATTAAATATTGCGGCTAAAGGCACTCCTTTATTCAAAGCAATAACTAATAAAGAAGCTATTGACTTCAGATATTTAATTGACTCATTTGGTCTTGGTTTAACTGAAAGGTCTAAACAACAATTAGTAGATATTTGTGGCGATAGACTAGATGCTCTTGGAGTTATCAACATGCCTTCTATGAAGTCATTCAAGAACTCATCTTCTCCTTCTTTCGTAAATGCTGAAGGTGTTTTACAACTTGAGTACGTTGCTAAAGGTGGTGATCCAGAAAGCTCTCCAGCATTCCTTTACTCATTTGGTGATGGGTTAGGTACTACATCAGTAGGTTACTTCATGCCTTATGTAACAGTAAATGATAATGGTAGACCAGTAGACGTTCCACCAGCAGCTTGGGTTGCTACAACTTATATGAGAAAACACATCTCTAATATAAGCGGAATGACTCCTTGGACAATTGCTGCGGGTGTTACTAATGGTAGAGTTACCAATATAACAGAAACTGAAATGGACTTCACAGCAACTGATATTGAATGGATTAATCAAGCTCAAATGAATCCAATCGTGTTCAAGAGAAATAGAGGAAATGTAATTGAGACTGAAAATACGGCTCAAACACTTTACAAATCAGCTCTTTCTTACTTACACGTTAGAGAAGTTCTTATTGAACTTGAAAGAGAGTTATCAAGAATGTTATTAGACTTCCAATGGAAATTTAATACACCTGATATTAGATCAGAAATTAAACTTAGAGCAGACGTTATCTGTGAAACTTATGTAAGTAAGAATGGTTTATATAACTACTTCAACAAGATGGATGAAGAAAACAACACTAATGATATCATTGATAACCAAATTGGTGTTC